CCACCACCAGCGCCGGCGATGCGGCCAATGCCGAGGCCTGCGTTGTGAACGCGGATGCCGCCGGCGATGAAGGTGTGATGCCCCTCGACGGTCAGGTTGTAGACGGTGCCGTGACACAGCTCGGCCTTGCCGACGATCGGCCGTAGGTGGCCGTTCTCATCCACTAGGCAGTCGTCGCTGCCCAGCGTGTCGATCTCCACAAAGGCGTTGAACTGGTTCAGCACCCAATGGTTCGGGGTGGCATCAAGCACCGCGCCGCCCCATAGGCGGTAGCGGATCACCCGCTCGCCAGGGTGTTCGTGAACTTTCAGGATCTTGCCTTGATGAAGAACGCCCTGATCGTCGAAGCTCAGCACCAAGTCGCCGGGCTGTAGCTCATCGATCCGGCGCTGGCCGTCCGGCACCCGCACCAAGGTGTGCCCGAGGAAGCACCCGCCGCCACCACCTGAGCCGACAATTCGAGCCATCAGCCGCTCACCTGCACAGTGTCGATACCGGCTGAGATCACCACCGAGCCCACCAGGGTCTCGCCGTAAACCACGGGCACGGGCACACCCTGGCGGCTGGTCTGCTGGATGCCGCTGAAGCTGTAGGACTTGCGCGGATCTTGGTCAGTGTTGGCGCCAGTGCCGCCGGGCAACGGCCCAGCCTTGGGCACCGGGGTGAGCAGCTGCGCCACGCCGCCAAGCACCAAGCTGGCGCCGACGCCTACCAGCAGCTGCACGCCGAGCTCGCCGATGCCTGGCACCAATAAGCCGACAGCAAGCAGCGCCACGCCAGCGATAATCCGCCCCACTGCCCCTGCACCCTGCAGCACCGGCACGATCTTGATCTGCTGCGCACCAACCGGGTCGTGCAGCTCATCCACGGTCAGGTCGTAGTCGCCCACACTGACCCGATAGTGCTGGTCAGCCATGTGCCGCTCCAGCTGCGGGAAGTTGGCCACCAAGAAACGCACAGCCTCAGCCGCGCTGGCCACCTCGGCCATGAACTTGCGGCGGCCGAGGAACTTGGCCAAGCGCCCATAGACACGGATCTCGCGCAGCATGGCCTCGCTCAGCCTCCGCCCATTGTATTGAAGTTGGGATGCCGAAGCCTGCGGCCCGTGCACTTCATGAGCCAGCCGCCGTAAAGATCACGGCTGCTGAGCCTGCCGCGGATGTGATGCAGCACCAGCTGGTCGCCGATGTAGACGCCAACGTGGTTGAGCCCTGGTCCGCTGATGCTCATCAGCAGGGCATCGCCCACCTGCAGCTCCTCATTCTCCTCGAGCTCGCGAAAGCCCGCAGTGCGCCAGCAGCCATCGAACATCGGCGCCGCCTCGAAGTCCTCCGGAAGCAGCGGCCGCTCCCAATCTGGGAGCTGCAGGCCGTGCTTTGCCCACCAGTCGCGCGCGAGCGTCCAGCAGTCGGTCATGCCCCACACCCACTCGCGGCCGATCAGTGGCGCCTGGTAGCCGCAGGGTTCGCAGCTGCCCCATGCTTCGGTCTTTGGGTTGACGATGTGCCAAGGCAGGCCGCTGCGCTCGCAGCCCACCAGATCGGGCTGGCTGGGTTGTGGCGGGGTGATCGGGTGGCTGTGGACCACCGCGGTAATCTCACCGGCATCCTCGGCCGCGGCGTAGTCGCTCGGATCGAGCACAAACTGATCGGTATTGCACGCCAGGTTGCGGCACGGCCAGTAACGCTCGCGGCCTTTGACCACCACCACCAAGCCGCAGGCTTCGCGAGGATCTTCCGCCTTGGCGTGTTCCAGTGCTGCAGCGCGCCAGCTCATGCGAGGAACGTCCCGACGCCAGGGAAGGAGCCGAACGGCAGCTCAGCGTTGCCGCCGAAATGTGCTTTGCAGGCGTCGAGCGTCTTGTCGCAGGTGGGCAGCCCGCCGTTGTAGCCACACTCCGCCGACTTGTAGACCCACTGGCAGATATTGGCGATGCACTGCCGCTTCGGCGCCCGCACGCCGGCGAGGTCGAACGCTGCCGCCAGCTCAAACTCCACCACGTCGCGGGTCTCAGCCGTCTTGCGGTCGATGTAGTAGATCTCGCGAGGGAACTCGGCTGTCGGGTCCGGTGTGCCGTAGGGGTTGACGCTGCCGGAAAAATTCACCGCATCGATGTAGCGCGCCAGCGTGCGAATCCGCGTCACCTTGGCGCCCTCTAAGCCATCCGGCAGAGTCAGCAGCAATGCGGTGATGGTGCCCAGGATGTTGCTGCAGCGGATCTTAGGCCGCGGCAGCTGGCCGTTGCCGCTGTACTCAAAGCCGTCCGCCTCAATCGGAAAACGCAGATACTCATTGCCGGCCCAGATCAGCGCGCCGTTGTTGTTCAGGTTGGTGCCGGCATGAAAGCGAAAGGTCTCGCTTGTGCCGTGCTGCGTGGTGTTGAGCTCCAGCTCGAATAGCTCGATGACTGCGCTCGGCGCAACAGCCTGCAGATCAGAGACTGGAACTGTCACGGCTCAAACACCTCCCGAAAGGTGGCCTGAATCTGGTTGTTGTTGCAGTTGCTCAGCGTCACCTGCCATTCCTCGCACACATACTTGCCGGCCGTACCGCGTGGCGGGGTCCAGTCGAAGGCCTCCACACCGCCGCGTGCCTCAAGAAAAGCGGCGATGCTGTCGCGCTCGGTGTCGTCGCGATTGGCGAAAGTGAGGCTCCACTCCTTCGGATCGGTGTGCAGGCCGAAGCGCACACGTTGCTCGTAGCCGTCGCCAGCTTGGAACTTGCGCACCCGAGGCTTGCTGCTCTCGGTGGCGTCGAAGCTGGGGGTGAAGGTGAAGGTCGCCATCGGTTACGCCGCCAACAGGCCGCCAGGCCGCTTCTGCCTGACCAATTCTGCCTGCACCGCCTGCGAGATGGCGCGGCCGAGCTGCTCGCCTTGCCCGCCGTTGCCCTGCACGCTGGTGCCCTTGGCGTCCACGTTCACCACCACGCTGGTGCCGCCACCGCCTGCCACGCCGAGCTTGCCGTCGCGGCCGCGCTTCAGCGGGATGATCGCCTCAGGGCCAGCTTCGCCCATCAGGCCCAGCCGGCCTGCGCCGCCGTTGGCGAACTTGAACAGGGTGGGGCTGTTGACGACGCCGTTGGTGAAGGTGCCGCCGTTGGCGAACAGGCCGCCAGGGAATAGCTTGCCGCCGGAGAGCGCACCAGCTCCGCTCAGGTTGGCGTTGGCGCTGGCCAGCGGTCCACCAGGGAGCAGGCTCTGGATGAACTGCAGGATCGGCGCGATGATCAGCATTCGCGTCACCATCCGCGTCAGATCGTTGATGATCGACAGCGCGAAATCCTTGAAGCTGAACTTGCCTGTCGTCGTCAGGCTGACGATCGCATCTTCCAGCCCTTGGAAGGCATTCTGCGCCACGTTGCTGATGTTTTCAGCCAGCGACCCGATGCCTACTAGGTAGGTGGTGATGCCATCGCGTGCGCCACGGATGGCCCCCTGTTGGGCCTCCGCAGCATCGGTGAACTCAAGCAGGCCGATCGCAGCCTCAGCCGCGCGGTCGCCAATCTCCTTCAGGCCCTGCTGATACTCCTTGTCCGCCAGCGCGACGTTGCCCTCTGAGATCGCGTTGATCAGATCCTCATACGGCTTAATGTCGATCTGGCCGCCGGCCTCATTGATCTCCAGCGCCAGCTTCACCACGTCGCGGGTCAGCTCATCGACCAGCCGGTTGTTCTCGATGATCGCCTCATTGCGGCGTAGCGCCAGCTTCTCAAACTCATTGGCGCCGACGCCTGCGTAGGCGTTGTTGAGATCCTCCACGCTTTGGCGCAGCTGCTGCTGCAGATCGAGAGCACGCTGGCCGAGATCGCGCCGGCGCTCCTCAAGACGCTCCTGTTCCTTGGCTGCACGCTTGGCCGCGGCCTCGGCCTTCTTGGCAGCCGCTTCTGGATCAGATGCGCGCCCAGGCAGCAATGCTGGGATCGGCCGCGGTGTTGTCCGTGTCGGCCTATCGATCTTCTGGAACTCAGGCTGTTGCTGCAGCAGCCTGATGAAGTTCTGGGTGTCGAAGCCAAAGCCCAGGAAGCCAGGCCCAGCCTGCTGCTGCAGCTGACGACGGCGCGCCTCACCGATAATGCGATCGAGCGCCTCAGGGCCACCGAACGGCAGCTTGCCTGCCTTGATTGCAGCCCTAGTGTCCGCCTCCTGCGGTCCGTTAATCGCAGTCTTAATCGCTAGGTTGATCGTGTCGAGGATGTTGATCGCATAGTCCAAGATCGCCTTTATCGCAGGCGCAAGGATGTTGCCCAGCGTCTGCGATAGTGCCGTGATGTTGTCTTTGAGCGTGCTGAACTTGCCGTTCAGCGTGTCGCTCTGAGCGATCGCACCGTCTGCGTATTTGCCGCCGGCATCCGTCAGCCGCTCGATCGCCAGCTCAACAGCCTCGGCACTGATCCGTCCATCTTCCAGAGCCTTGGTGAACTCTTGGCCCTGCAGCTTATACATCCGCTGCAGCTCTTCAGATAGCGCCACGCCGCGCTCTTGGAACTGAAGCAGCTCCTCACCCTGCAGTCGCCCCTTGGCCACAACTTGCCCGTAGGCAGTCGCAAGCTCCGTCAGGTTGGCGCCAGTTGCACCAGCCACGTCGCCAAGGTTTTTCACAACCTCAACAACACGCACGGACTCGATGCCGAATGCGTTTAGGCGCTTGGCTGTCTCGATCAGCTCCGTCGACTCAAACGGAGTTGCTGCTCCATAGGACTGCAGCTCCCTAATAATCTGAGACGCCTGCTTTGCGCTGCCGGTCAGAACCTCCAAGCTCTTGGCTTGGCTTTGCAGTGTGGCGGTATCACCGAAGATCTTGGTGAAGATGACGCCGCCGCCGACCAGGCCAATCAGGCCGCCGATGCCGCCGCGCAACCCAGCCATCGCTAGGTTCAGGTTTTTGACGCGCCCCTCGACGCCCTGCATCGAGTTGCCGAGCCGGCGGATGTTGTTCTCGCCCTGAACGTCGGCTCTGATGCGAAGCAGCGCCTGGAGGTTCATCGCCATGTCAGCTGCTCCTATTGATGCTCAGTAACGCCGCGGCTTCCATCACCTGCAGATCCTCCAGCAGCGCGCGCGGGTCTTTCACTTCGTACAGTCTAAGGAGCCACGCCACAGCCCCATAATCGAGGCCCAGCAGGCCGCTCATGGTGGTCCGCCACTGTGTCTGCAGGCGTAGGAACATCTCCACCGCTGGCCAGTTCTCCTCAAGCACCTCGAAGTCCTCCGGCGGCAGTTCCGGCATCACAATGCCAAGGGCGGCCGCGTCTGCTTCCGTTTCATCCACCACGCCGCCGCTTGCCCAGTGCTCGGCGGCCTCGATCAGTTTTTTCGCTTGGCTCCCTTGATGCTGTCCATGTAAGCCTTCAGGACAGCAACAGCGAGGAAGGGCACCTCTAGCAGCTGCTCCAGTGCCTTCTGGCTGTAGGGGATCTCCTTGCCGTCATCGCCGGTCACACCGGACCAGCCGACCAGCACCTCAGCAGCAATCTCATTCAGTCGATCGAGATCGCCCAGATCCTCCAGCTTCATCATCTCGGCCACCATCGGACCGATCTTGCTCTGCGGTAGGCGTTTGAACTCACCGTCGAATGTTTGCCGCTCGTGCCGGCCACCATCGACGGGGAGATCGAAGGCAACCGGCCAGATGTAGGTGTCGGACTGCTTGAGAACAAACGCCATGCAGGGCTCCTATCAGGTGAAAGCGAGGCTCAGTTCATCATTGCCCGCCGTGGTCGGAGTGGCAACGTAGGGAATGCTCAGCATCTGCACGCCATCTTGATCCGCATAGGACGGGTTGGTGATGTCGCACTGTGCAGCCGTAAAGGTGACACGGTTGCCGGCGGTGGTGCCGTGCTGGAAGGTGAGGTTACCGGTTGTCTCGGTCTGGGCGATGTTGAAGAAGTCCTTGGTTGCCAGGGCAGGAGCCTCGATCACCACAGTGCCGCTGGGTGCGCGGTTGGTGATCAGCACCTCCTTCGTGCAACCCACCAGCTCGCGGTAGATGGTCTCATTGGCCATGTCGAAGCTCACCGACTGGAGGCAGCCGGCATAGCTGAAGAACTGGAACGCCGAGGTGTTGCCCTGCTTGAAGATCAGCGGGCTGGCCTGGTTGCTGTAGGTGACGCTCGGCTGTGCGGTGTCGGTCGGTGCGTTGTAGACGCCCACCATCGTGAAATCGAGGGTAGGGATCTGACCCACTTCACCATTCAGCGTGAAGGTGCCGCGGCAGCCGGTCAGGATGTGGCGGATGCCGTCGTTGTTGAAGTAGATCGTGGCCGAGCTGAAGCTGCTGCTCACCGGCGCATAGGTGACGCTGGTGCTGGCCACGATCGTCTCGCTCAGGCCAGCAGCTTGCAGCAGCGCGCCATAACGAGGTGCAGTGCCAGCGGTGCCAGAACCAGCTAGCTCCACCTGAAAGGTGATGCTCACGCGGCTGTTGGCCAGCAGCTGCGGGCTGTTGCCAAGGTAGGGGCGGATCAGGTCGCGGCTGACCACATCAGCCTCGATCGGGGTGATCTCAAGGTTGCGGACCAGCAGAGCGTCGGAACCGGCAGGGCTGCTGTCGGTGCCGTAGGTGCTCTCCTTCTTAACCTGGATGAGTCTCTTGCGTGTCAGAGCCATCGCTCTCTACCTCTGTTGGGGGTTGTGAGGGATTGGCCGGCTCTGTCCGCTCGATGAGCTTCCGTTTGCCGGTTTTCGGGTCCAGCAGGTAAGTCCCGCCTTGCCCGTGGTATTCGTCCACCATCGTAGCCATTACGCTGTTGCCAGATTAGTCACACTGGTGCGATAGCGGATCAGGTAATCGCAGCTGATCACGCCTGCCGGCTGATCTGCTTCCACCATCTCAAAGTTCACACTCACCGGCTGGATGTCGATCGCATAGCCGCCCAGCGTTAGGTCTGCCATCAGCCGGCTGTGCATGTTCTCCACGATCGGGTCCGCCTGCTGGTCCGGAATGTTGCCGCGCACGATCACCGCCACACGCACCGTCAGGCTCCAGTCCAGCGTGGGCAGGCTGGTGTTCTGCTCCGCGGTGTCATTGACCGGTTCCACTACGATCGCCGGGCTCTCCTCACGCGCGATCGGCTCCACACGGCTGCGGTAGATCCGCGTGCCGACGCCGGTGGTGTTCGTCAGTGCCGTGCGTACTGCGGCAAGGATTGTTTCGCGCTTGGTGGTCATCAGCAGTCCACCGCGTCGCTGTATTCAAGGTGCGTTTTGAGCCAGGCATAGCCAATCGCCAGCGGATTGTCGCCGGGCTGCAGTTCGCTAGTGGGCGCAAACATGGTGCGATCCCAAACCGGGCTGGCATCCTCGTTGCGGGCATCAGCGTTCGCGTAATGCGAAACCTGAATCAGCGTCTGCTCCTTATCGCAACGCATCAGGGTGATGCGGGCGTAGGTATCGGCCATGGGGATGCCGATGTTGGTTTGAGCCAAGGAAGAGGTCAGAGCCATGATCAGTAGGTCATTTCCGTTGTTTCAATCTTCGCTACCCAGCGGATTGTGGTAGCTGCTGCGCCAGTGACTTCAACTTTAATCCCGCCGTTGGTGGTGTCTGCCGTGACAGCAACAGACCACGTTGCAGCACCAGCGTCGAAATGCGTCATGGTGACTGTAGGCGTGCCAACCATCGCGGTAGATGCTGCGTTAGCGCCACGCTTAATAGCGCCGTCGATCGTCCAGCGTGCGGTGTTACCTGCTGCCGTAACACCTGCGATCACCTCGCCGCTGAAGCTATAAGCGCTGTTGTTGGGGAGGATGACTTGGTTATCAGTGCCGGCACCGCTTCCGTTGCTGCGGAGAATAGTGGCAGTGGCGGTGGTGGTTTGCGTGGCTAAAACAAGCAATCCTCCTTGACTAACACCACTTGCTGACGCGATTGGCACGCTGCAAGCTGGAAACGCAAAGTATCCTTGAATGCTGCGTGTACTGCCGTACCTTCCTCCGGGAATAGTGCTAAATCGCCCATTTGCAGTGTTATTTGATCCACCGCCGACAACGCTAGAAATTAACCCGCTAGATACATTGTTATCCCCACCCCCCACAAACGAATACTGCCCAGTCGCTGTATTGCTACTACCCCCACACACCGCAGCGTGCGTGCTGGTTTGAGCGGTGTTGCTCTGACCGCCGCCGACGAAGGAAAAGCTACTAGAGGCGTTGTTACCGTCGCCGCCAGCAATAGCTGTGTAAGTGCCCGAAGCATTGTTAGTGCTACCAGCCCCTACAAACGAGTAAATGCTAGAAGCAATGTTGCTGATGCCAGCACCAACAAAAGATCCAGTGCCAGACGCAGTATTTTGGCTGCCTCCTGTTATGACTGCGCGTAGCCCGCTCGATACCTGAGTCCCAGTATTGCGCAGTTTCTGTAAATCAGTCGCGTAAGCCCCTCGCTTATTGCCACCCGTTGCGGTCCCATCCGGCACCTGCGCCAGTGTTGCGCCTGTGCCTTTGGCAACCAGCGCCACGTCAATGTTGGTGTAGCTCGCATCCGTTGCCGTCAGCGCATCGACCGGGACTGTGGCATTAGGGCTGGCAGTTTCCTCGCTCTCGACAAAATGTGTCAGCCCGCCGCCACCACCTGCTGTTGCCCACGACAGCACACCAGAACCATCAGTGCTGAGCACTTGACCGCTGGTGCCATCAGCAGAAGGCAGTGTCCAGATGCGGTTGGTGGTAATGGTGGCAGGAGCCTTGAAGCCGACATAAGCAGACGAATCCGCATCAGCCAGCCGCAGCTCGCGTTGTGCGTTGAGCGTTATGTCGGTTTCAAAGACCCGTGACATCAGCCGATCACCACCACGCGGTAGGCGTTACTGGCCGGTGCTGTTGCGAACACCAGCGTGGCGGTGGTTGTGCTGGTGCGTCGCACGTCCACCTCAACGTCGTCGTAATCGCCGGAGTTAGGGAATACGCGGATGATCACGTCGCGGGTGTTCAGGTTGTGCGTCACCACGTAGCTGGTAGCGCTGCCGTCGCCCACGTTGGTGGAAACCTTACGGATACGCCCCGACCACGTAGCCAGCTTCAGCGGCGTGACGATGCGAAGGTCGTCAGTGCCAGCATCAACCTCAGCCTGCGTGGCGATCTCGGCAACACCAGCGGTTGTCTCGCTAGCGGCAGGTGCTGCAGTGCCAAAGGTCACCCAGCTGACAGTGCTGCTGCCAATCGTTCCGTTGACCTGATCTTGCCGATAGCTGGTGCCAGCACTGGTCCCTTCCTCGACCGTTGTGATGGCTTGCTCCAGCTCGGCGAAGGTGCTGGCATCCAGCGCCCGCGTCATGGTCACGGCAGAACCGTTCCACACATAGATGCCGTTTTCGGATGCGGTGCTCTGCGATCGCACCAGCACACGATCAGCCGAGGCCATCGTGATGCCGTCGATCGTGGCGCCGGGGCTGCTCAGGTTTAGGTTGGCCTGCGTTGCCACCCGGCAGCTGTCCTTCCATGCCAACCCCTCAACCAGCGAGTCCACATAGGATTTAGGCACGCCGTCGCCGGCCGCACTAGGCGTGGGCAGGTTGGTGACTCTGGAGGCCGACTGGAAATCGAAGTCGGTGAAGATCTTCCGAGCCATGTCAGGTCAGCCTCGCAAAGCCGGATAGGGGCACTGTAAACAGGATAACGGTCTGGTTAGCGGTGGGATGCGTCACGTCCGCGTCCACCTCTTGACTGCCGCTGTCGAATACTTCCACGGACGGCACGTAGCCTAAGTTGTGGTTGATCGTCCAAGTAGAGGACGGCGCAGATTGCGTGAACACATAGGCGGCGCTTCCGTCCGTCCCGTCCACCCACTGCGTGCCGTCGTACTTGAGAACTTCGCCGGCCGTGGGGCTTGTCAGCTCCACATCGGCAAGATCAGACAGGCCGAAGGTCCGCGGATTCTGCCCAGGCGCCGTACTGCTGGGTGCTAGGCGCTGCAGCGCGATCTCGCTAAAAGCCCCGTCGTCCAGCTTGCGCACCTCGCGCACCTGGTAGTTCACCCCATCCACAGTGATGCCGTCGCCGTAGAGCAGGCCGCCAAAATCAGCCGTGCGCACCATCAGCGTGTAGTCGGTGGTCAGCACCATGTCGCCAGAGATGATCTGGCTCGGCATGTCCAGGATCCCGAATGCTGAAACAGCGCCAGCTGTGCAGCTGACGCCGAAATCGTCCAGGAACACCGATAGATCTTCACTGAGCGCCATCTGCTGCCTCTGCCTTGGGCTTGCGGGTTGCCTTGGGCTTGGCCTCCTCGGCCGGTGCCTCAACAGCGCGGCCGATGCGCAGCAGCTCAAGCGCCACCGCTTCCGGCAGGTCGTAGACCTTGCCAACCTCGAGGTGTCGGCCTTCAGCGGCGCAGTTGCGCTTCAGCAGGATCTTCATGAGATGAAAAAGGGGCCGGTTGCCCGGCCCCGCTCCTATCAGGCGGTGGTCACGTCGAGGATGGCGGCGAAGCTCTCAGCGTGCCGCACAGCCACGTCGTAGGTGATGATCCCGCGAACCGAGGTCAGAGCCTTTGAGAAGTCGTCGGAATCTTCGCCCACGGTGATCTCGAGGCCGTTGCCCCAGAAGCCCACCATGGCCTGGCTGAAATCACCCATCAGCACAGCAGAGCAGACGCCGCTGCTGGTGCCCTTGGTCAGGTTGCTGGGAACCTGGTTGGTCACGCCGATGGGGTAGCCGTTGATCTCGGAACCGGCAGGGCCGCGGCCGAGGGTGTTGCCAATCTGGTTCACCAGGAAGGGGCCGTCTCCGGTGGTGGAACCACCAGCGCGCAGCTTCTTCAGGGCGCCCATCACCTTGGCGTTCGTGACATAGGCCACGGCATCGCGGTTCACGGCGCCGTTGTCGATCATCACCTCGGTCTCGAGATCCACCAGCTTCTCCAGGGTGATGGCGCCACCGTTGGTGCCCATCGCCACGGAGCCGATGCCGGAGGTCTGCATGATGCCGGTGGGCTGACCGCTGGAGCCAGAACCATTCAGGATGCCGAGATCGACAGCCAGGTTTAGGCCATCGGTCAGGTCACGGCGCACCAGTTCCTCGATGCCAGGGGTGCCCTGCAGCAGGGTCTGGCGGCTGTACTTGGACAGAGCAGCCAGGTTCTTGGGGCTCATGGTCACCTGGTCGAACGTGCTCTCCGACTGGGTGATCGCGGTGGTCTGGGTGCTCAGGTAGTAGGTCGAGGCCACACCGGAGCGGCGGGGCACAGCCACGTTGCCCACAAGGCCGGGCATGGTGCGCACGCCGAGGCTCAGCATCAAGGAGCCGTTGCGCAGCGCCTCGATGAAGTCATCGGCCAGCAGATCGGTAGCAACCAGGTTGCCGCCGGTGGTGGGGCCGGAGGTCACATAGGTGGCGCGCTTGCTCAGAGCAGAGAAAGGCACGAAAAAGGAGCGCTCAGCGGTCTTGCTGACGCCGGACTTCTCAACCTCGCGGGACAGCTCGCGCACCAGGCCAGCCTCGCGGCTCGACCAGTCGCCAGTCAGGGCGGCGCGGATGCCAGCGGTGAGGCTGTAGCCGGCGAGCTCTTGGGCAGCCATCTCGACGGGTGCCACGGTCTCGACGGGCTTGGCGCCAATCTTCTCGAGCACAGCGGCACGGGCCTCGTCAAGGCTGCGGCCACCCTCGATCAGCTGGCGGCCAAGATCAGCCATGCCGTGCTTTTCGGTCAGAGCAGTGATGCCGGAGATGCGGGCGCGCTCAGCTTTGGCAGCCTCAGCAGCCGCTTCAGCCCGCACCGCCGAGATGTCGGGGGTGTTTTCCATCGGAACCTCAGGTTCTGTTTCGGGGGTTGGTGATGCGGCTGGGGCCGCAGGATCAGTCTCGAGAGACCGACCCACACCCACAGTGGGGTCTGCAGGTATGCTAACCACGCTCACTTCGTAAGGAGCCCAGCTGGTAGCGACGAAATCACCGCTGCCACGTTGCTCCATGTCGTTGATTGCGTAGCCGAAGCTCACATTACGCAATACGCCATCACGCACGTCTGCAAGCACTTCTTGCGCGAACGCATTGCGGCTGAATTTCACCTTTGCGTAGCCGCGCTTCTTCTTGCCATCGATCCAGGCGCGCTCAACCACGCCGATCACCTTGTTCGGGTCGTGATTGAACAGGAACGGCGCAGAATCGTTCAGGCGGCTCAGATCAGCGCTGCGCTCATCGTGAGCCAGCACCTCATTGCCGAAGTAACGCGAAACCGGATACTCAGAACTGAAGGGGAACTCGATCGAACGCTCGTCATCGCTGACCGTGAAGTCAGCTACCTCCGAGCGCTTCAGCAGCTGCCCTTCGAGATCACGCGATAGGTCCATCGGTGTCCTCAGTGTCTACTTCGCCATTATCGTCGCCCTCGTCGGGGTCACTGGCCGGATCCATCTTCTCGGCCTGATCCTCCGCCACGTCACCGGGCTGCTGCGTGCCGGAAGCGTTCACCTCATGCGGATCGGTGTCGAACATCAATTCGAGCGCATCAGCCATCTCAAGCTCGGCAGCGCGCGCCATTAATAGCTCCTCCAGGTCGCCGCCCTGCTCAGCCACCACCTCGCCAAGCGTCTTGAAGCCGCAGCGCACCGCGTCCTTGTAGGCCTGCACCTCCTTGGCCGGATCCACCCATGCCCAACCGCGAGGCATCCACCGCACCATCCGGTAGCGCTCTGGGTTGGTCTCATAGGCCGGCAGGTTCAGCACACCGCTCAACACCGCCATCTCGAGCCATGCCTCAAATATCGGCTGGTGGAAATTCTCGATAAAGTACTGCTGCAGCGCGCGCCAGTGGTCGCGATCTTCCAACAGCGACAGCCGGCTGCTGGAATAGTTGCTCTGGCTGAAGTCGCGGCTGATGCTCTCGTAACTGCAGCCGACACCGGCCGCCATCGCCCGCAGCATCGCCCGCAGGAACGGCTCGAACTGCCCATCAGGTGCATCGAGCTGCGGCACCGTCACGCTCTCGCCTGGCGCCAGGTACTTGAACACGCCGGGCTCAAAGTTGCTCACCCGCTCGCCTTCGTAAACCTCATCGCCCTGCAGCTCGCCCTCATCGCTGGTGATAAAGCCCATCAGCGAGCTCGACGCGCGCGCGCGGATCACCTCCGCCTCCTCGTAGCCCTGCAGGTGGTGCAGCCGCTGGATCGCAGTCGCCAGCCACGGCACGCCGCGCGTCTGGCCAGGGCGATCCATCAGATACAGGTGGATGATCTCATCGGCTGGGATCAGCTTGTGGCGCGGCCCCGGCTGCCCCTGGAACGGGCTGTCGCCGGGGTGCTTGTTCAGGAAGGCGTACTGAACAGGCCGGCCCCACTTGTCGCACTCGACACCCATCCGCCATTCGTTGCCGTCCACCGTGCTCTTGCCGGTGTAGGTGTCATCCAGCAGATCGGACTCAATCACCTCGAGCGCAAACGCCACACGGCTGCCACCGAACGGTTGCCGCACCTTGCGGATGAACACCTCGCCCGACTCGCACATCGAGCCGATTACCAAGCGCTCCATGTCGTGCCAGCTCAGCCGGCCGCCCGTGTGGCAATACTGCTTCTTGCTCCACTCCTTCCAGGCCGTCTCGATCGCATCGTTCACCGGCTGATCCAGCCGGCCGCCGCCGCGCTGCATCCGCACCTGCGCCTGCAGCTTGATGCCGGTGCCCACCACGTTGTTGCGCACTGCACGCACCGCCTGGCGCGCGTAGTCGTTGTCCCGCACCAGCTGGCGCGAGCGGTTGCGCAACCTGGGCAGGCTGCCCTTGATCTCCGCATCGGCTGAGGTGCTTTGCGTCACCCAGTCGCTGGTCAGTCGGCTGACTGTTGCGCCCTGGTACATCCGCCGCCGCGGCTGCTCAGGAGCGCCGCGCTGCAGCCAGCCGAGAATCGAGGATCGGATGCCCATCAGAAGCGCACGAACAGGTTGTGGGGGTTGCCGAGCCCATTAGCGGCCAAAGCCGCCGCCTGCTCGCGCTTTACCTCGGCCTTTAGTTTGCCCTCCAGCGCCAGCAGATCAGCCAGCTCGTACTTCTTCAGGCTGCGCGCGCCGATCTTGTACTCCGACACCGCACCGCCGGAGATGATCGCGCGGATCGCGGCCTGCACCGCTTCCAGATCCTTCTGCGCCTGGCTGCGGCCATCAAATGCAGCCGGCTGGCCTGCATAGCTCAGACTGGCCAGCACCTCGAGCTGCCCAGAGCCGAGCGTGACATGCTCGCCGCTGTTGGTGGCCTCGGCCTGCCAAAACCACTGCCCGGCATCAAAGCCCGCGGTGGTGCCCTGCGCGATCGTGAACTCCCACCCGGTGCCGTAGGCCGTGCCCACCACCGTCGCGCCTTCGTGCGTCTTGTTCGTTCGCAGGTAATAGGTCAGCGTCCAGCTGCCCGAGTCGATCGGGTTGCCCAGGTTGTCCCGCGCAGCAACATCCCGCCACTTCACCGTGTCGCCGGCTCTGATTTGCGCAGGGATGTTCACGGCGCCTTACCAGTGGGTTGCAAACGCCGGCGCTGCGGCTTTCCTCGATCTTAGCCGCGGCTTCTCGCCACCAGCAGCCGGGTTCTGCAGCCTTGTTTCCAGCTGGTCCCAGATCGTTCTGCGGTCGTACCGCGAATACAGCCGATTTAATCCTGCATACGCATACACCAGGCAATCCAGCGCCTCGTTACGGGCACTTGGTTTCTTCACCCATTCCCTCACCGGGAATCCCTTCACATACCGCAGCGCCTGCTTTTCTGCCGTCAGCTGCTCGAAATACTCCTCGCCCGTCTGCGCGTGGAAGTGCAGGTAACCATCGCCTAGGTCGTTGTGCTTCAGCCGCCCGAACAGCGTCGTCTTGATCGTGTCGCTGCCCACCGGCCACACCTGCGCGCCGCGCTTCAGCGTCTGCCCCTTGGCATTGATGTCTACCTTGCCCGGCTTGCCGATCGGTGGTTTGCCCCGCTGGCTCTGACCTTTGATCGCGATCACGCCCACCGCCTGGCGCTCCCGCGCGTACTGATACACCTCCGCCGTCGCGTGGCCGCCGGAGTCCACCGCCACCACATCCGCACGCAGCTTTACCCCGCTCGCGTGCTCCCATTCGTGCAGCACCAGCAGGTCGAGCTGCTTCCACACCTCCGCCTTGCACGGGTCGCCAGCGATCTCCTGGTGGTCGATCAGCCAGCCCTCCTCGCCGCGGCCCCATCCCCACACGCTCACCGCAATGCGGTCACCAGCAGAGCCGCCACCACCCTGCACGTCCACGCCGATCGTCACCGCCAGCACACCCTCCGGCAGCCTGCCCTCCGGATAGGCCTCGCACCGCTCCAGCAGCGCCGAAGCGCTCACCTTGCTGGCGAAGTCCTCCTCCCACGTCTCAGCCAGGCGCGTGTTCACGAAGCTCTTCAGCATCGGCGCGTCAGCCTTCGCCCTAAGGAAGTCGTCCACCATGTCCGCCCAGCTCAGCCAACCCAGCGGCGAATAGAGCCCGCTCAGCTGGAAGCCAGCCGTCTTCCCATCGCTCGGTGCCGTCGCGCGCCACTCGCCCTGGCGCAGCATTGCCGGCTTGTGGATCTCGGCGAACTTCTCGCCGCACACCTCGCACTGGTACACCGCGGTGCTGGGGTCGTTGTTCTCCCACTTCAGCTGCGGCCACTTCAGCCATTGCATCCCGCCACAGCTGGGGCACGGCACATAGAACCGCCGCCGATCGCTGCGCTCGAACTCAGCCTCGATCCGGCTGAAGTCCTTCACGGTTGGCGTGCTGGTGAGCAGGATCTTCCGCCGCGCGAACGTGGTCGCCCGCTTCTCCGCCAAGCTCACCGGGTCACCCTCGCCGTCCACATCCAGCGGGAAGGCGTCCACCTCATCGCAGAAGATGTACCGGCACGGCGTCGAGCGCAGACCCGTCGCCGAGTTCGCCCCGGTAAGCAGCATCATCCCGCCGGGGAACTCCTTCGAGAACATCGTGTTGCCCGAGTCCCGGCTCCGGCTCGGCGCGATCTTCTCCGCCAGCACCGGCGTCTCGGTGATCAGACTCTCGAGCCGCTGCTTCGAAAGCCTCTTCGCCATCTCCACGGTCGGCTGCACCAGCAGCATCGGCCCCGGCGCGTGCGCGATCACATAGCCCAGCCAGTTGCTCCCGCTCTCCGTCTTGCCGGTTTGCGCCGCGAACATCATCACCACCCGCTGCACGCTGCTCGAGCTGCTCAGGCAATCCATCGGCTCGCGCAGGTACGGCGTCCTGCTGGTGCGCCACGGCCCAGGCTCGGCGCTCGCCTTGCTGCTCAGCCGCCGGTGCTTGTCAGCCCACTCGCTCACCGTCAGCGGCTGCTCCGGCCGCAGGCCCTCCATGAACGCATCGCGCCACACGCTCATCGCTCCACCTCCACCAGCGCCAGCAGCGCATCACGGTGCTCATCACTGAGCAGCTGGTGGATCACCGCCGGATCAGTCTCACCTGCCAGCTGGTGGCTTAGCCGGTCGGCCAAGTTGGCCAGCGCTTCTCTCACGCTGCGTCCAATCTGAAACGCCTCCTTCTTCACCTCATCCGCCGGCACCAGCTCGCGCCGCTGCTGCGCCACCTGCAGCTTGCTCAGCTCCGCCTGGTAGTGCTCGCGCCGGGCCCGGCTCTCGTTTAACTCGGGGATCGCATCATCCGGCAGCGCCTCGATCCGCTGCCGCAGCTCCCGCGGTGTCGTCGGCGCCGGCGCCTCGATCGGATCGCCCTGGCGGATCTTTGCGTTGTGCGTTGCCTTCGTATTCCGGTCCCACAGCTCCAGTGCCCGGTCGCGATCCAGCCACCGCTTCCCGTCCTTCTCCACCACTGCCGCAGCAATGCGAGCCTTCGTCGCCGCCGTTACGGTTCCCTTCGCGCAGCCTTTCAGCGCAGCGAACTCGCTAAAGGTGACCAGCACTAGGTTTGCGCGCTCTTGTTCAACACAATGGTATTGAACTATTGAACTCTGAAACGGGTTGGGGGCGCCATGCCCTTTCTTCTCACTGGCGGTCCCGTTTGAGACTCATTTTTCCTGACGC